ATATAAAATAATACGAATATTGGCATTTTAAAAAAGTCGGGAGTTGTTGTTGTTTGATATTGTTAATAAATTTCCATCCCCAAAAAACTTGGAGTCTAGAGAATGGCACTAGAAACAGGCACCTACATTAATAGTCTAGTAAGCACAAACCCTACGGCTACTGATAGTGTTGCACAGGCAGACGACCACATACGCTTAATTAAAAGCACCATAAAAGCAACATTTCCTAACTTAACAGGTGCAATGAACCTTACTCAGGCTGAAGCCAATATTCTCGATGGGGCAACATTAAGCACTGCAGAACTTAACACTCTAACAGGCATCACTAGTACAGTAGCAGAACTAAACATATTAGATGGCTGCACAGTAACAGCAGCTAATCTAAACGTGCTTTCAGGAATTACTAACGTAAACCAGATAACAGAGGTATCAGCAGACACAACACCTACACTTGGTGGCAGTTTGGCAGCAGGTACCAATGACATCAATTTCACTGATACTGGCTCTGCCTTTAAGATAGTTGCAGAGGGTAATGACCTACATATTTATAATGGTACTACTTTGATTATAAGTATTGAGAGTGATGGCACCATACGTACTGCAGGTGACCTTGTTGCTTTCGATAGCACTCCATAGGAGTAGCGTATGACATTACAAGCATCAGGACAAATCAGTTTTAGCCAGTTAGCAACAGAGTTTAGCGATACAGCACCTCATTCCATGTCGGAATTTTACAAGGGCGGTAGTCGTGTACCTGCAGAAATTGCAGAAGAGGTAACAGCCTCAGATTTGACATCTATTACTAGCACTTGGATTAGTAGAGGAAGTCAGTACCAAACTACTCCACGAATTAACTGGACTAGTGGTTCTAACAACTACCTTTACTATCACTCTATGTGGCACGACAATGGGGGCACTGGCAGAATAATACGTACTTTCAAGTTAAACAAAGTAGGTGAGTTTTACTTTGGTGGGCAAAACTACGTGCAAAGCGCAAGTCGCTCTGCAACCCATAAGATATACATAAATGACGTTCTGCAGCATTCATTCACCACCAGTGCAAACAACTCCTCCAGTGCTTGGACTTATAAAGAAATCGAAACCACAAGCGTTGACGATGTAATCAAGATAGATTGTCAGTGGGGTTCATCTGGTTGGGGCAGTGGCAGGCAGTTACTTGTCGGCTACGAAACACCAATGTCAGGTGACCCATTAGTATTAGGTGGCAACTATTCCAAATTTACAGGTATAGCAGTTAACTCAGGTGTTCCAACTTCTGGTGAAATAAAGTTACAAAATTTTTATAACGGAAGAGGTACTTAATATGCCAAATCTACCAGTTCGAGGTTTGGGCACCACAGGGTTGCTTCCCGATGTAAATCCACATGATTTGCCTTTAACTGGTTTTAGTGACGGTGCTAACGTTCTTTTTAGAGATGGTGCTGTTGTAAGAGCTCCAGTATTTAAAATACTAGCTGAGATCACAGGAACCACAAACGATTTATCTGACACAAATGAATCTGACATAAGAGGTGTATTCAATTATAATTCGTCTATCTCAGGCGCTGTAGTTGGTGTCGCAACAAAAGATAACAAAGTCTACGAGTACGACAATGGTACACAAACAAACGAAACTCCTGCAGGTGCATCTTCGTCTGTTTCAGATGGTATTTGGACTAGCTGTGAATTAGCAGGTTTTATTGTTTTAAGCAGAAGTACATCTGAACCGTATATTAAAGATCCAGTAACACACACAACATTCAAGCTTATGTCAGATGGTGATTGGCCTTCTGCAGATAGAGCCAAATCTATGAGAGCTTTTAAAGACTTTATCATAGCTCTCAATGTTACCGAAAGTGGTACGCAAAAAGGGACAATGGTAAAATGGACTGATGCTGTGCAGTACAGAACTGCTTATAATACAGGAGTCGTTTGGACAGGCAGCTCTAGCAATTTGGCTGGTGCAAATATTCTTACAGATTTACGCACAAACATAATAGATGGTCTAGAATTAGGTAATGCCTTTATTGTATATTCTACAACAGAGTCAGTTATTATGGATTACACTGGTTCAAATTCTGTCTTTTCATTTAGAAATTTTTATAAAGGTGATGGTGTAATAAACGTCAATTGCGTTGCTTCCACAGGTACTGAACATTATGTATTTGGTGACAGCGATATTTACACACACAATGGGGTGACTGTTAAATCACTTGCAGACGGCAAGATAAAAGAAACTGTTTACTCTGATATAGTAAGAGACCAAATAGACAAGTGCTTTGCTCATTATGATAATGTCAACAAACTAGTTTATTTTTGTTATCCATCAGCATCAAATAACATTGCATTCACAAACACCTACTATGCAAATAGAGCTGCAGTATACGACATTAGATCACAAACCTGGTCATTCGTAGACTTACCTAATTTTGTAGGTGCTGCTTATGCTAATATATCGTTGTCTAGTGGCAGCTATAGTTCTGTAACAAGCACATATGCTGAGAACGCAAACAAATATTCTCAATATGAAGATTCAAGTCCACGAATTAGTGCATTTGTAGGTGCTGAAGATACTGCAAACAACATGTCAGCGTCACGTATATACGCCAATGACATGCTAGTCACTGGCTTGATGTCTGCTTCGGCACATCCTGAGACATTAAAAACAGCTTATGTTGAAAGGATTGGCTTAGACTTAGATGAAACACAAGCACCTTTGCGCAGTTTTAAACAATTTAAATCTGTAATACCACAAATAACAACGTTAGGTGGTGCTGACCAGGTAAGAGTTTCGTTAGGTTTCACTAATTTGCCGTATGACACTAATCCTACATACACCACTGTCTATAATTTTACGCCAAACATTGATCATAAAATAGATAGCAAAGCTGCAGGACGACTACTTGCTTATAAAGTAGAAGAATTAAACGGAAATTTATTTGATTTTAGTGCTGCAGATTTTGAAGTTGAGCTAATGGCTTCGAGGTAACACATGTCTTATACAACAGAAAAAGAACCTTACATACGAAGCATTCCAAAAGCCGATCCAGAGTCATTAATTGGCTTCGTTGATGAAGAACACAGAAAAATTGAAACAAGTTTGTCACGTATACATCAGATATTAGAAGAAATAGAAGCGAGATTGACTGCAGGAGGTTTATAATGCACCTCTTAAAAGTCCCTGTTGCAAGAAGATGGTGTTACACAATATCACTTGAGCAAATAGCAGGTTATGGCACCTTTGTGCACTGCGACATTCACACAAAATGGACAAAGCTAGTTAAAGAGATGGTCAAGTCTGGTTGGCATTTAGTCAAAACAGCACACGGTGGACCACTATACGCAGAGCACGATCCTGAAGACACAAAACATACAAAGTTCCTAAAAATGTTTGGATTTAAAAAGCACACAACAACCACTGATGGGAAAGAAATTTGGAGATACAATAATGGGTAGTTTATTTAGCAGTTCAAAAGTGCAACAAGCTTCCGACCCAATAAGCAACAGAGCATTTGGTTCATATATGAATGCATTAAAGCCTATAAAAGGTGGTCTGTACGATAGCGTTTCAAGTAGCTTGGCAAATCCAGTTTATGGTGGTCAAACTTATGCAGATTTAGACCCATATCAAAAAATGTATTATGACGCTGTAGGTGGTTTTGCAAATCAGTTTACAGATGCAGCTTCTGGTGGTGTTTCAAATGCCACTAATAATATGAATATGCTTGGTGACTACGGAAGTAGGATGTCAGCATTTGGTGACTTTCTGCAAAACCCTGACGCTGGCATGGATTACGCTAAAGCTTTTGCAAATTCGGATATTACACAAGGCATGGTTGACTCTGCATCATCAGATGTAGCCAAAAATCTTGGTATGAATATCAACAACCTTAATGCAGGTGCAGTAGGCGGTCGTAATTTAAATAGCTCAAGAACAGGTGCTGCAGAAGGCCAATTTCAAGCAGACGCTGCTCAAGATGTCATGAATTTAAGTCGAGACATAAGAGGCAATATGTTCAACCAAGGTATGAACCAGTTTAATACAAACGTAAATCAGCAAGCTAATAATATGGCTAATATGATGTCTGGCTATAACAACAGTTTGGCAGGTTTAGGCAGCATGCTTAATTTAGGCAATAGTTCACTTGGCATGCTTGGTGGCGCTGGCGACTTTATGCGCAATTTTGACCAAGGCCAAATGGACGATATGGCAAATCAATTTTATTTGGGTCAAGACAGACCATTCGAGATTGCTGGCAACTATATGAATTTGTTTAGTCCGTTATCAAGCTTTGGTGGTGGTGCTGGTTATTCTGGTGCTTACGAAGATCCAGGCATGCTAGGTAAAGGTGGTCAACTTTTAAATATTTTTGGAACAGGCGCTACATTGTTTTGCTGGGTTGCTAGAGAAGTGTACGGAGAACAAAACTTTAAATGGCGCGTGTTTAGACATTGGATGTATTGGGACGCACCAAAGTGGCTCAGAAACACATATGCAAAGCATGGAGCCAATATTGCTGAATTTATTAAAGATAAGCCAAGAGTTAAAAAGCTTTTGAAATTTTTGATGGATAAAACAATCAGGCATTATGGAGGACCACATGGGGCTATTTGATATGTTTAAATCCAAAGGAGCTCTAAGCAATCAACAAGCACCAACACGTTTTGTAGCAGATGCAGCAGGCGGTTTACAATTTAACCCTGCCTATGACGAATTTATTACTCAACAGAGTGACATAAAAAACATGGACACTGGTAGAAAAATGATGATGCTAGGTCAAGCTATGCAAGGCAGAGATGTGTCTGGTGACATGGACAATTACTCTACTGGTATTCGTGATAGATACAGAAATCGTTCACAAGATCTTATGAATAGACGTATGGATAACCAGAATTTAAAGTCAGCTGAGCAACAGTATAATCATAACGCTTATATGAACCCACTGCTACGCTCAAGCCAAACCTTGAATAATAATGCTCAAGAGTTACAAAATTTTCACAATGCTAGAAATAATCCTATACTTCGTAATCTAAATCAAGAAAGCGTTACTGCACAAACACAACAAAACGCATTTAATAAATCAAATAATCCGCAGCTACTCGAAAACCAAAGACTTCAAAATGCTGCAAATAAATTTAATAATATTCAGGATCTGGTAAACGCTCCAATTGAGGCTGAGGCAAACAGGCTTGCTAATACTGAAGCTCAACAACAAATTGACCAAAACACGATGGAAATGGGCAAACCTTTCTGGGTTGGAAATAGTACTTCTGGCAGACTTGTTACTTACGCATCTGATGGTTCAATGACGGATGTTACAGACACTTATCCAGAAAGTATTGTAAATGCTTTCAAAGCCCAAGCACAAGGTGACAAACCAATTGTTTTAAATCCAGCTACACAAAAACCAATTAACAAGTCGCAAGAACAAGCAGATATTGCTTATGTAAAAGCTGCAGAAAAACAAAGACCAGAATCACTCGCAAATAACATTAGTGTTTTAAAACTAATATCGGAGAGATTATCAACACAAAAGCCTGGTGATGAAACAGGTTTATCTTTTGGCACACCACTAACATCGCTTATGAGACTAGTTGATCCAGAAGGTGATTGGGGTTTTAGAGCTGCTGGCGACGCAGAGTCTTTAGATACTCAACAAATTGTTGCAGGTATTATTCAACAAAATTTAAGAGAAACACTTGGTGCTCAATTTACACAAAGAGAAGGTTTCTTGCTTATCCAGCGTGCTTACGATGTTAAACTTTCACCAGTACAGAATTCTAAAAGATTAGCAGCTGCTGCAGGATTGGCAGATGCTTATTTGACAGCACAACAGAAAAAAGCAGCTTATTATCGAAAATACCAAACATTAGCTGGTTATGATGCAAATGACGAAGATATGCTTGCACAAGCAGAAGCAAGAGTAAGATCAATTTATGGTGAAAATGGTGGTGAAGCTACATCTAGCAATAACTCCGGAACACCGTTAGCAACAGGCACCTCATCTTCAGGTGTTTCATGGTCTGTGTCTGGCTCACAATAATCAATAAATTTTTTTACGGAGACGCCTATGGGTCAGTTAGATCTGAACATTGCCGGCTATCCGACTATTCGTGTTGACGATAGCTTTAATAATTTATCTCCTCAAGAACAACAATCTACTGTAGACGAAATACTAGCATCTTTGCAATCACAGCAAGGTGATACTTCGTTAGGTACTGCATTCAAATTTGGCGAGCTACAATCTCGTGCAGACACACAAAATTTTGCTGCAGATGTTAACCAGCTTGGGGAAGAAGGACTATACGGCAAGTTAACACGTGCTGGTCAGGAATATATAGGTAATCCTGTGCGTGAAGCATTAGGGTTCGATGCTATCGACCCCAACTATGCTCAAAATAAAATAGCACAACAAAGAGAGCAAGCAGACAACTTACAAGCACAAGCTGATGCACTTAATTATGAATCTTTGACAACCAAAGATGTTTCGGGACCAGTATCAGCCGTTCAATATGGTTCACAGAAAATAGCTGAATCATTGCCTTACATGGCAACAGCAATGGCTATGCCAGCTGTAACACCTCTTGTTACATCAGCTGAAGTTAACGCAAGTCTAGCTGAAATAGAAGATTTGCCACTTAACGAAAGAGTGTCACTTGCCACTAAAGGTGGTGTGCTTATGGCTGCGCTAGAAAATATTGGTGCAGGCGTAATTGTCAAAGGTATGCCAAAAGAGCTAATAGGCAAACTTGGTGTTAACGGTGTCACAGAGCTTTTACAGAAAAAAGGTTTAGGCAGAGTAGTACAAGCATTTACAGCTGGTGCAGTTGCCGAGGGTATTACTGAAACAGGACAGGAAGCTATTAAGATAGCTGCTGAATCGCAAGGTGGTAAAGAATTTACTGAAGGCGAAATACCAGAAAGATTAAAAGAGTCATTCTTTGCTGGTGGTGCAGCAGGTGGTGGAATTAGAGGTACAGCTCAAACTGGTGCTGAAACACTCGACGTTGTCTCTAATATGGATGGTTTGTCAAAAATTCATGGTGGTGACAAAGAAGCATTAGCAGATGTTGCTCGCGACATAAATCAGCTTGACTCTGAATATGATGATAGAAAATCAACCAAACGTCTTGACGACGCAGAAAACACAATAAGAGATTTACACACTGCATATATGAAGCAGTTTGACGAGGCTAAAGCTAGAGCCAAAGCTGCAGGTGTTGATGTTAATACTGCTGCTTTTAAAACTGCTGAGCGTAGAGCTAAAAACAGGGCAAAAAATGAAGCATCAAATGAAGATATAAAATTCTTACAAACTGTTGATCCAGAATTAGCATCTTTAGCTCGCCGTTTGAATGTTATTACACGCTTTACACAACAAGGTGTTAAAGGCGGCATAAGCAGAATTACAGACTTGCTCAACCCAATTGAAGGTCTGAAAAAGAGTGGCTCGTTTGGTCGTGGTGTTGGAGGCATGCAGTCAACAGGTGCATCCGTTCTTGGTATGTATACAGGTGGTGCAACAGTTGGAGTCTCAGTTGGTGGTCGTATAATAGATGCTGCAACTGGAAGCAGAAACAGAGTTGCAAAAGCTATTAAAAAGTACGGCACCAAACCTGGTATCGACACAAGTGCTAAAGGTGAAACACAACGAAACGAAATTAATAAAGCACTTGATGAAGTTGCAAAATTAAAAACAAGACAAGCTTCTGCTGCATTAGTTAAAGCTCAGAAACTGCAAGCTCTTAAAACAAATACTCAGCCACCAGTTGGTGGCGGTCCTGAAGGCACGATGTTTCAGGTTACTGGTCTCAATAGACAGCAAGTAGCTATAGCACTTCGCAGATTAAAAAGAACAAGACCAGATTTAATTCCAACAATAGAACAATATCAAAAAGTATTAGAAGGCAAACAAGACAAAGTAGGTGATACGCCTAATCAGTTTTACAATTTACAAAATGCTGTAAAAAAAGCAGCCCAAGACTTGGGCATGGAAGGTGAAAATGCAAATGCGGTGCAAGTGCAACAAGGTGCTGTGCAAGGAATGCCTAACACCATTAAAAATCCTATCGCGTATCAATCAGCTGTTGATAACGCAATGCGAACTGCTGAAGTGGCAGTTCAGAATGCCCCTACGCCTGCTTTGGCACAGCGTGCAAACGAAATTGCAAACGCTCGAAGCCAAGTGGCAAAAAAAGCGTTAATAGAACAAACACTTCAAGAAAATCCACAGTACACAGATTATGTAAATAATATTCTTAGACCGATGGCTAACTTTGGTCCGGAAAATGCTCAAGAGTCGCGTTTTCCAAATATTAATGAACCTCCTTATACTGGTCGCACTGTAAGATCAGTTGAGAGCACTTTCGATTTGGGTACAGGTGATACTGCTACAGTTTATCATGGTGGCACGCCTATTTTAAGTAATGAAGTGATATACACAAGTGCAGACCCAACACAAGCAGAAGTTTATGCAATTGGACCTAACCAAGATTTTGAACAAAAAAATAACGTAACTAGCTATGAAATCGACAAAAGAAGAATAGCAAACGAAGATATTGTAAGAAAAACTCTTGTACGTCTTGGTTACAATAGAGCTAATAGTGAAGACAGTGGCAAAATTCACGAGATGTTAGATCCTAATTTTGCAAGTATGTATCCAGAATATTATTTAGGTGACGAAGCCCAACCACAATTAGTAGCAGCTCTAAAATCTATGGGCTACGATGCTTACAGTGCAATAGGCAACAATGTAGATCCAAGATACAATTTAAATTATGATGTTCTAGAAATTGCTGTGTTTAACGACAAGCAAGAATCACGGTTTCCAGGCGCAGAAATCATAGCTGAAGAAATTGAAGCTGCTAAAGAAATGTATAACGATAGAGTTATGGCTCTTCATCATGGCACTAGTAAAAAAGCTGCACAACAAATAGATGAATATGGCTTTGCTACATCAAAAGTTTTTGGAACAGCAGTGCCTGAACAAGCTGATAGTTACGCTCAAGCAGTTTTGAATGTTCCTGATAATGGCCGCATCACAATGATGTTCCCTGAAAAAGTATTCGATAATCTTAAGAAAAATAAGCTTATTAATATACGTGAATACACAAACCAATTTGGTGTTCGTGTAACAGAGTATGAATTAAATAAAACTGCACTTGATAAAGCAGATGTTTTTAGATCTCGTTCGTTACACAAATCTGGCAATAAAATAACTGATACTGAACGAGCACAATTAATTGCTGACGCACTAGGGCACGATTTTAAAGTTCAATTAAATGCCAGCGACGATGCTTATTATCGAAGACAACAACTTATCACACTTACAGCTAATGGTGACAAGCGCAAAACATTGCACGAAATATTCCATGCTGTTGAAGATAGACTTACATCAAAAGAGATGCAGATTTTGCAAAACACTCCGACCTTTAAGCAAGTTATGCAAGAAGTTGAAGAGCTATATCCTGAATTAAACACATCAGCAAAAATGCTAGAAGGTTTGGCAGAAACATCTGCAAGACTACAAGCATTAAAAGGTGAAGAAACATCAAAAGTAAAATATATAATTGCTAAAATTAAAGACTTAATTGAAGCATTTAAAAATATGATAGATGGTGCTGGCTTTAACACCGTCAATAATATTTTGGATGATATTTATACAGGCAAAACATACCAACAAGGTGTAAACGAAGGCTACGCTCAGCTTTATGTTCCAGACATAGCTTACGCTAAAAAAGATAAGCCTGGCGGACCTATGGTTGCCAAAAGGTTAAAAGCTTTAAATCAAATAGAAGAACAAGCAGCAGTAGCAAAACAGACAGCAGGAAAAATAGATGATGAGTACAACACTGCTATGGACAATATAGCAGCTAATTTGAACTTACCTGGTGTAACTGGTACTGTGCTAAGACGCGCATTCAATAGAGTAACTCCAAGCACAGATTTAGGTATGATAGCTTCAGATTTTCTGAAAGGGCTTGGTGTCTTAGATGAACAAGGAATATCACAAGCAGAGGATGTTGAAGCAGAGGTACTAACACATCAAGAAAGCTTCCTAGCAGTGCTTAAAGCGCTGCAGAAGGCAAAAATAATTGGTGATTTTGGTCTAGCATTTAGAACATCTGCAGGTGGTAGATTATACCCTGTGCATATGCTTGAGCCTTTGTTGCCTGAGCTACAAGCTAAAGCAAATTTGAATAATGTGCGTAAGTTTGAAAATCGAGCTAAACCTACTCATTGGGAAGGCAAAATAGAGATTAATAGCCATCCGTTAGGAAGCTATGAAAACACCAAAAGATTTATTGAACGCGAACAAAAACAAGCATTAGTCATCAACGACAAAATATATGAGATGATGGATAAAATGCAGTCCACACCACAGACTCATAGAGGTTTAGATCTTATATACAAAAAAGATGGAACAACTGATAGTGCGTATACTCTAGCTTCAGCTGAAGCACTCAAACAATATAAAGATAATCAAAATGACACTGGTGGTATGACACCAATATTCATGAAGAGAAAAGCACAAGATCGTTTGAGAGTTGACACACTAAATGGCTCTGCATCTTATCAAGGCAAAGCTGGAAAAGGTATATGGGAGTTTCCTAATTGGGAAGCATTAGGCGAAACTGGCTTTGAGCAATTTGTTCATGCATTAAGAGATCATTTTGGCTTACCTAGCGAATTACCCTACTCAGAACGTGTTGGTTTTCTGTTTGGTACTGTTGCTCAGTATTTAGAGACAGCAGGTCGTCCAATTAGTGACTCAATACCTCAATCTGATTTAGATATGCCATTGATAGACTACATGGTAAATGCTTACGGACAAGAAGGCAGCAATGTTTATTCTCACACACGAGGAGGCACACCAAAGCTATTTTTGGATAAGAACAGTGGTGTAACTTTGTACCAGAAAAATCACGCAATATTTGATGTTGCTGAGCATGGTTTTGAAATGCAAAGAGCAGCTGTTGAGCTAGGTCGTATGAGAGCTTTTCTTGAGAACGCAATACCAGATGCTAAAAAAATACCATCTAGCGAATTGTTTATGATGCCAGAAGCACAACAAGCATTGCAAGATTTCAAGTCGAGTTATCCTGTTTGGTTTGATGGAACATCATCGTCTTATCAGCTCCACGCTGTATTAACTGGCGACCCAAATTTGGCTCAAGAGACAAACATAGGACCATTTGACCCTGACGCACCAGGAGGGGATTTATACCGACCAGGTGCTGAATACTTGCAACGTATGCTTGAATTGCCACAGTCAAAAACTCGTAAAATCACTAAGAAGTTTATTGCTAACAGAAGAAGCTACGGTCAAGTCAAACTTACAGCAATGAAATCTGGTGCTGACGAGATAGCTAAGTCTGTGCCAAGTTATGGTGAACGCACAGAGACTGGCCAATGGCCACAGGAAATTAAAGACAATATCAAACAAATTCAAAATGATTTGGAAACAGAGTTTGATAGTAAGTTCCCTGGCGCTGCTATGGCAGAAGGCATTTCAAGAGCTATTGCAGGCACTCTATTTGATTTGCAAGGCAAACGCGATTTTGCTGTTCGTGTACCACTTCCAGATGGTGACGTCGCTGTATATACAGGCAAGCTTCCAGATTCTGCTAAGAAACGAGTAATTTATAATATAGATAAAGAACGAAGAATAGCAGTTCCTGTTTACAAGGATAAAGTTGCAATTACTGGATTTGCAGCATTTTTAAATCACTCTTTGGATGCTTACGTACAGCGTGAATTAGCAAAAAGACTTAGAGAAGCTAACGTGTCTGGATTTATGCATACTCACGATGCTTTTGCTGTACACGCACAACATGGCATTATGATGAGAGAAATATATTGGCAAATAATGAGAGAAATTGCTGCCAACCCTATATACCGAAATGTAGCGCAAGCTAACGGTTTAGATCCAAACTCAATAACAGTAAAATACAATATCACAACAGATCAAGGTGGGCAGACAATACAAATGCCGTTGTCTGAAATGCTCGATAGAATTGATCAGCAAAAATCAGAAACATTTGGTCAAGAACAAACACCAAATTATTACGCACTTTCATAAAATATTAAGGAGAGCAAATGAAGTCTTACCAAATATACGAAATCCTAGAGACTTTCGAAAAAATGTGGACTGACAGAAGATTTACATTGAAAGCAAAAATAAACATGGGGCAGGAATTTATCAGTGCCATGCCTCCAGCTGCACTCGCCAGTAACTCAAAAAATACAATGGCAGCAGCAAAAGAATACATGATGGAAACAATGAAGCGAGGGTTATTAGATGAACAAGCCAAACGCAACGTTGAACCCAAAAACAAACAGACTCAAAGCAAATCCTCAAATAAAACCAGCGTGGACAAGCAAAAACAAACACCTTCATCCGATAACAAAGATGAAAGCGGAGGGAGGACCACGGTGGCAAAAGCACCTAAAGCATCTGAGAAGCGTGGGAGCAAAAAACAATAGACCAGTAGGTCTTCCAGATGGTTGGGGCAGACAAAAAGAAGCTTTGGCTGAAGTACGACAACAAGCAAAAATAAAAGCAGAAAAAAAGGTACAAGAAATGATTGATCAAGGAATTTTACCATCCGACGATAATATAGCTCAACGAGCCGTTGGTGTTCTGCTCGAAATTGCTGAAGGACCAGATGCAGCGAATGTAAAAACAACTGCTGCAAAAGCCTTGTTGGAATTCACCAAGCAGAAGCCTGTGAATAAACATGAAGTAAAGGCGGTTGCTGAAGAGTGGCTGGCAAGTTTAGATGACGACACAGAAAGTACAGCAGACTCGGAAACGTCTGAGGGATGATTTTCAATTTTATGCGAAGCACTCGTTAAAAATCCGCACTAAAGAAGGAGATGTAAAAACTCTAAAACTTAATTTTGCACAACAGCAACTTCTAAAAGCTGTAAATGAACAGTACGAAAAAGAAGGAAAAATTAGAGTTATTATTCTCAAAGCACGACAAATGGGCTTATCAACAATGGTTGGTGGTTGGTTGTATTGGTGGCTTTCACAACGCAAAGCACAAAGAGGTTTAGTTGTAACGCATCACGCAGACAGTACTAGAGCTCTTTTTGATATGACGAGAAGATACCATGAAAACTGCCCAGAACCAATTAAACCTAATACGAAGTATTCCTCACGTCGCGAGCTTAATTTCAACATCTTGGATAGCTCGTATGTTGTTGCAACAGCAGGTGGAGAGTCAGTCGCGCGAGGCGAAACAATTACCTGTGCACATCTTTCGGAGTTAGCTTTCTGGTCTGCTTCAACAGTAGATGAAAATTTTAATGCAATAATGCAAGCTATTCCAAACAATAAAAATACAGCAGTATTTATAGAGTCAACCGCTAATGGTGTGTCTGGCAAATTTTATGAGTTGTGGAAAGGTGCAGTTGAAGGCAACAACGGTTTTATTCCAGTATTTTTACCTTGGTTTATTCAAAATGAATACGAAGAAGAATACAGTGAAAAAACAGAATTAAGTCCTGACGAGCTGCAGCTAAAAAAGAAGCACGAACTTACGAACAATCAGTTAGCTTTCAGACGCAAGAAGATAGCACAAAATGGCTTAGACTTATTTAAGCAAGAATATCCATCTGAACCAGACGAAGCATTTTTAACATCTGGTAGACCAATATTTAATCCTGAGCAAATCACAAAAATGTTGGATAACACAAAAGATGTGATTGGCAGATACGCTTTAGAAGATGATGAATGGGAACCACATGTAAGAGGTGAACTTACTACTTACTACGAAGTAGACCCAGGCGAAATATACACAATAGGTGCTGACGTTGCCATGGGAATAAGAGGTGGTGATTGGTCAGTTGCACAAGTGTTAGATAGCAAAAAAAGACAAGTAGCTACTTATAGAGCTCATGTGCACCCAGATTATTTTGCAGAGGTGCTGCTACGACTTGGACAGTTTTACAACGATGCGCATATAATTTGCGAGAACAATTCGCACGGTTTGTTAACATGCACGAGATTATATAAAGATTATAATTACTCAAATTTTTATACAGAAATAATTGTTGATAAATTAAGTGACAAAGAAACAATAAAGCTTGGTTTTACGACAACAGCAAAAAGTAAGCCACTTGCTATAAAT